GATTGAGTACGACTAGTATCAGAGACTTTTAATTTTTTGCCTCCTACATTTCTAACAATTACGTTTGTTGAAAATAATCGTCTTAATCTTCCAAATAGACTTTTATCAGCCATTTTTTACCTCTTTACTTAATTAACCATTCTAATGATTCTTGTTCTTTATTTACTTCCATTACCCAAGAATCATTTTGGTTGTTTTTTGGTGTATAAACACCTTGATTTGATGTAATACTACTCATTGCTTTTTTTTGTAATTCTATACCTTCTGCTCTCAACCTTAATGCAGTTTCTCTTATCCACAATCCCATTGCATAAGACATCACTAAATCATCATTATATCCCGACATAGCTTCTGCTCGACTTCCATTATATATAAATACAAACAATTCATCAATTAATCTTTGTGAATGAACTGTTACTAATTTTTCTCTAAAAAATTCTTCTAATTTTGCTATTACTAATGGTCTTGTTTTTTGTGTTAATGTAAATCCTGGAATTAATTGTTTTTCCATTCTATTAATTTTATTATTAATTTGTCGATGTACATCAACTACTTGTAAATCTTTACTCATATAAAATAAGTTTTCATATTCTCTATCAATACATTGTTGTATAGCAGCCCAACCAATGTTGTTATTCTCAACAACAAGTAATGCATTATTATATTCAGTAGCTATGTTAACTAAAAGATTACCATAATCTCTCGTAGACATTCTACCTTTATATTCAGCTACTTGTTCTAAACTCTCTACATCTAACACGTGAAATGCAGAATAGTCTGTAGCATCTCCTCTACTAACGTCAGCACATACTACATAATCTTTTGTATAGTTTGGTGGCTCCCAAATCCAAACATTACTATCAATACCTCTCTTCTCAATTGGGTCTTTAACTTGAGTAGTTCTATATTCTTCTAAAATTACACCATCAACTACTGATTGACCAGAAGTGATAAAATCACAATCACATTCTTGAGCTGCTAATGAAGGCCCTAATAATTTGTCTTGGTCATCTCTCCATTCTTGTTGTCTCTCAGGATGAACAGTCCAATGAAGTTTTATAAAGTTAAAATCATTTAATCCATCTTCTGCATCCATCCAAGTTCTGTGAAACCAATTTCCAACACCATTTGGTGTAGATAATGCTATACATTGTCCACCAGTTGATAACGTCTGAGATGCTGCTGCCCATATTGTATCAATTTTATCAATAAATGCCGCCTCATCAAGTATTAATAAAGACAATGCTTCTGAACGACCGGCATCTTCACCACTTGATACTGCTTTAACTTGAGAACCATTCTTGTATCTCAAACTTAATTTGTTATCTTCAACACATGGTTGTTTTAACCAACTTGGAAGATTTGCGTGCATAACACGAACCTTTGTTACCAAGTTTTTTGCTACTTCTTGTTTTGTAGCAATTACCAAGATGTTTTTATCTTGGTGAAACGTCATCATCCATAAAGAATATCCAGCAGTTAATGTAGATATACCTAACTGTCTAGCTTTTAAGATAACATTAAAACGATGTTGTATTAAATCTTCTACAGTTTTTTCTTGAAAGTCATACAAATGAAAAGGTATCTTACCTTTTATTGGATGTTGTATTAAACAATACTTTTTCAAGAAGTAAACAGGGTCTGAAGCACATTTTACATACTCCTGTTTAATTACATCTTTTAATTGTCCTTTTGAGTTACGTTTCATTTTAATATATTACGTGATGAATTCCACTACCACTAATCTTTGATACACCTATTTCATAAAGTGTTTTAGCTGTTAGAGCTGATGCTGCTATAGCATCACCTTCTGTTGGCCATATCATCCCAGTTTCAGCAGTTTGTATAATAAATCCACTGGTGCCTTTTGCGGAACCAGTAAAGTGTGTTATTCGTGAACCAGATAATGATAAGATTTTATGAAATTTGGCATCATCTTTTGTAAGATTAGGTCTACTTTTAGGACCCCATGGTGTTACATCAGTTCTACCATTCGGTCCTACTATTGTACTACCAGATACGTGTTGTGCCATTTATTTTCTCCCTGTAAAATTATTAATCAAGTTATAATACTCCGTATATAAATATACTATAATAAAGAATCTTCTATTTTTTGTAGATATTCTAATGCTTCATCTGCTTGTTCTTTAATTTTTTCGTGATTCATATTCCATTTTTCTTTATCTACTGAATATCCATCGGGTCTAATTTGTTCTAAAAATTCTACTTTATCTTGTTTTTTAAATTCTTCAATACTTTGTTTTTGTTCTTTTATCCAAGCTAACTTATTTGCAATAATTTTTTTCTCAGCCCAGTCATCATATGTACCGTCAATTCTCATTTTATTTTCTACAGTTACTTGACAATTAAAACAATGTCCATATAAATACCACATCCTATTGTCTAATTGTTTTTTCATCACTTTATCACAAGATGGACAAAACCAAGGCATTCTAGCTTCTTTTGTAACTTCTAATTTTTCATTAATTCTTTGTTGTTCTTTTTTTGCTTCTTCTTTGGCTTTCTTTTTAAAATCTAAATCATCCATAGACACAAAAATTCGTTTTTCTGGCGTTTCTCCTCTTAATATTGCTTGTCTTGCTTTTAACTGTTTTATACGATTACTCATAACTACTCCTAAAAATTTAATAACCCTAAAATTTGATTTACAGGGGCAAAAGCACCAGTAAATTTGTAAGTATTACCTTTATATTTAAAAACTATACCTTCTGATGGTACGATTGCAGATAATCCACCAATCTTATTTAACTTATCTAATTGTAATTTTAGTGTTTGTATCTTTTTTATATCACCACCACTCTTTACTGTTTTTATTGCACTAATTACATCTTTTCTAATCTTTTGTACAGCTTTTTGAGGTGATGCCGCTAAATATCCACTAATATTTTTTAATATTTCTGCACCAACATCAAAAAATAATACTTCAAATGGTTTCATATTTTGTTTTACCCATTTTTGATGGTCATTTTTGTCAAATGACAATACCCAATTAAGAAACTTATTATTATCTATGTCTTTTTTTATTGTTGGTATCTTGTATGACTTATCAAAGAACGCCCATCTTTTAGTTAAGTTAACTAAAACTTTATTTGGTATTTTATACTTATATTGTTTAGATGCATTAAAGATAAACTCTTCCCAAAATGACTGATGGTACTTGGATAATGTATCATTATCTTTTAATCTATACTGATTTTGTAACTTTTTCAATCTATTTAAATATATTTTTTTCTTTTTACTAAAATCTTGTACTTTTGGTACTTGTAAAAATTGTGGTTTACCGATTTTATAATGTTTTTGTATATTTTGATTAACTTGTTTAATCATACCAGCTAACATACGAGCACTATCTTTAGGTTGTCCTATTGCTGTACCACTTTCGTTATACTCTAATGTTCCATGAAACACTATTTGTGCTTTATCATAATCTATAACGTTAGCAGACTTTGGATACATAACTTCTAAATTCATCCAACGTTTACCGTTATCAAATATCTTTTTTTTCTGTTTATCAGATAAAGAACCTATTGATTTATTCAAATCTTTCATTGCAAAAACAAAAGCATCTCTAATATCACCTCTACCTGAAAACTTAGAAGCAACACCTTTTATATCCATCGCTGATGAACCAAAGTTTTTCAATTGACCTTTATTTCTTGCTGTAACTAATTTTCCGTTTACCCAAGAAACCATTAAATTTTGACCATCAAGTTTCTCTGTAACTCCATCTTCTCGGTTTAATTTACCACCGAGTCCATTTATAATTATCTGTTTTAAATCTGAAAATGTAATATTTTTATCATCAAACGGGTGATTCATGTGTCCATATGCTCCACCCTCTATTAATAATTGAACTTCTTTATCTAAATTTACTATTTCAGATAAACTACTAACATATTTTTTAGCTGCTTTCGGTCCTTTAGTTTTTGCTACCCATTGAACTGCACTTTTACTACTAACTGTTTTCTTTCTACCTTTTGGATTAGGATTTTTTACAGTATCTGGTACAGATGTTTTCTTTTTTGTATCAGTTTTCTTTTGTTTTTTAGCTTTATATGCTCTATAAGCACCAAATCCAAGACCAGCTGCCATAGTTCCAACACGCCCAAAAGCTTTTACATAAGGTGCAGTCAAACCTGTTGTTGCTCCTACTGCAGTTAGTACTAAAAACTTAGTTCCCATCTCACCACTAAATAAATCTGCAAACTTAACATCTCCTGTTGCTGCTGCTGTGGCTGCCGCAGACAAATCTAAATCATATTCTGGGTCTCCGATAAAAGTCATTTTAGTCCAAGCATAAGTTACCGCTGCAGCTGCACCTACACCCATTACTCTTTTTAACTTTGGATGTTTTTTTAAGTAATTATCTAATTTAACTAAACTTTTTTCTTTCTTTTCACCAAACTTAGTTTTTGCTAATTTTTGTGCTAATTTATCAGGAACATAATTAATAATTTTTTGATATGCGTTAAATCCTTTTTTAGCTCCTTCAAATACTTTATCTACACTAAAATCATTTAATTTAGCAATAGAAAATGTATTTCTATTCATCATTGATTTTCTAATTTTATCTAATGGTTGTTTTGCTTTACCTGCAAAATCTTTTAAGAATTTGTCAAATTTAACACCTTCTTCTAAAGTCATCTTGTCTACTTCAAGTATTAACTGTACTTCTTTATCTAAATTAATTCTTTCTTTTAAATCTGTATTTTCAGTTTCACCATCTGCTCCAGGTAACGGTGGTGGTTCAGGGTCTATCCCTTTATCTACTAATCCTATCCAGTTAATAATTTCATAACCCAAATTTCTTAAAACTGTATCTTTTATATGTTTTTTATATTTTCCTTCTTTTTCATATGATACTGCAGGTACAATAGTATATTTTAATGTATAATCATAATCGGGATTTACAGCATGTTTTCCTAATATATAATCAATAAGTTCCCAACCAGTATCTTTATACATAGATTCAATCCAATCTTTAGAATTATTTTTGTAATCACTAAATCCCTTATGAAAAGTTGCTGGTCCATCATCAACTGGTGAACCAACTGTTACACTTCCTTCTTTAATAATTTTACTTATATCATTATTAATTAAAAAATCATCTATAGATTCAAATAATTTTTTAAATTTATTATTCATCATAGAATAAATACCTTTATCAAAGTATCCAAATGCTTTTTTAAATAACTTTTCTCTATTCTTTTCATAATCAGGTGAACCAAGTAATTGTCTCATTACAGTTCCACTTACTTCTTTACCACCTACTTTAACTGAAACGTGTGGTGCTGTAAGAATACCCC